TCATCTTTCATATCTCTTTGTATAAATCCTGGTAAAGCTTGTTTTGATTCTCTCAATGAACCAATAAGTTTACCATATCTATGTGTAAATTCATTAGTAGCATTGCATATTGTGATAATTTTATCAACAGGTATAGTTACAATTCTCTCATCTGTAAAACCAACCCATTTAACTAGCGCAATATAATCAGATATGCCGTGTTCAGTAATACGAGGAATGTATTTTATTAACATCGGCTCTTGTAATCTCAATAGTTTTGAGCTATCAGGTAGTTGATTTTCTTTAAGAGGAAATTTGCAACAAATTTCTTCACCAGAAACTAGTCTTATTATCTTAACAGCTTTTGTATCAATTCTATTAATCATACTACTATTTATCTTTTCCATTCAAGGAAACGCTATGTATTTCATAGTTAAATCCTTCTCTATTGTATAATTCAACTCGTTCCTGGAAGTGTGTTAAAGTAAAGTTTTTCTTACCTTTGTATGTTAAATCATCTGAAATATCATATACTGTAGCGCTTTGTTTCTTATCACCAACACGTAAGCCACGGCCTATAGATTGTAATACTCTTATAGGACTCTTACTAGGGCTACTAAAAACAATGTTGTGTAAATTACGAATATTGATACCAGTACTGAACGTCCCGAAAGAAGCGACAATAATTGCATTGTCAGACTTCTCCGTGATTTCTCTAATTTTTTCTCTATCATCTGTTTCTGTTCCACCATAAACGAAAAACACCTTTCGCTTAGGGTCTGCTTTCTCTTTAATAAATTGATGTAATTGATCTCCGTGCTTTTCAACTAGTTGGAACAAACATAAAGTATTTCCATTTAGTGCCAAGGCAAGATTTCGTATGTATTTATTACGTGCCTTATTTTGAACCAAATACTCCAATTCTTCAAAGTACTTAACACCGTAAACACTCTTTGATTCACTTTCTGGATACTTTAAATTTAAACAGACAATTTTTAAATTTGAGAGTTGTTTTCTATCTATCAATTCTTTTGTTGATACAACCTTATTAACCATACCAAATAGGCCTTGCAATACTAACTTATGTGTTCTACTATCATCTAAAGTGCCTGTCAAACCTATTCTATATTTACAATCAACAAGTTTGGTCATAATTTTTGTCAATGATACTGCTTTAAATAAATGTGCCTCATCACCTAGTACAGCCCCATAGTCTTTAAAAAATTGTTTTGGAAGTTTATATAATGATTGCCAAGTTGATATAACAACTCGTTTGTTTTCATCTATTTCATAACCGTGATATTTTCTACTAACATTTTTCTCTACATTAAACCCATAGTCTTTGAAGTCTTTATATAATTGTTCCACCAATGAGGTTGTAGGAACAACAATTAAAATATTATTATCAATGACATTAAGGTAGTGTCTTACCAACATATAAATGATTAATGATTTTCCTGAGGCAGTAGGCGATAATATTATGCCTCTATCATATTCCAAGGCAAATTTAAAACCTTCAATTTGATAGTCCCTCGGCGTGATAGATAGTTCATAAGAGTCTATTAAATCGTTTATGGCGGCGGCTGTGTGTGTTTTAAATGTTAAAATATCACTAGATTCAATGATATGTACATTTTTCTCTTTACACCAATGTTTTAAGTAAGGGTACAATCCAACGTATAATTGACCTGTAGCATACGAATATAATCTAATTTTTCCATCCCAAAATCTATTACGAAATTGGGGTGTAAACTTAAAACCAGGGACCTCAAATGAAAAATAATCAGACAATTCTCTACGGATGCTAGCGTCAGCATCAATCCGAATGTAAACATCATTGACCTTGTCAACTATAATGTTTTGCATTTTTTAGATAACGCCAGAAGTGAATTTACGCCACTCAATTGCGTTCTTTATTTGAAAGGAACGATTCGCAATTAATCTGATTGTCTTATCCAAATAGTTAACAGTACTCTCAATATAAGTTACCTTTTGTTCTAACTTAATTAAGTCTTTATCTGATTTTAGATATTTGTCAACGTCTGGTTTTAAAATTTTAAGATTAAAAGGATTTTCTCTATAGACTTGTGGGTCTGCTTTACCTGTGTAATATTCCCACTTATCTCTAATCATTATATCTCTATCTTGTTCTGCTTTTTTTAAGAGATTAACATATTGATTGTGAAATTTGCAATACTTATTATGTAAGGCAGGTGTTTTTAACGACTCAATGTCTAATTCTGTATCGTTTAATTTTAAATCTTTATCTGCTAATTCCTGCAATTCATCAAATGTCATAATAACTCCATTATATCAGATTAGGACTAAAAAGTCAATAATCTATGATGTCGTTTCCACAGTTCTACCAGCACCAACATTAGCAAATTCATAAATTTTATATTGAAATGTTGCTGTAGCATTTAAATAATCAACGTCTGTGGCCTGCTGATTATAGTCTAATCCAGATAGTGATATTGGATATATATCTCTAAATCTGACTTCTATATTGGCATTGTTTTTACTTGTCAATATAAAAAGTGTAGAATCAGAATACAAACCACCATCATCTGGAGTTTGTTTAGATACAACACCGTGTTCTTTTGAATAATCTTCGCTTGTTGTTGTTGGGTATCTATCTGTCCCAGCACCTTGCAATGTTCTATATTGAGAGTAATCTTTTGGAAAACCTAAACCTGTCATCCATCCGTGTATCTCTCTATAGTTTTCTAAATTTTCATCTACCAAAAAACTAATACCTAAAGTATCATAAACTACTTTATCTCCAGGCATAGGTATATCTTTCAAAGGTGTAGGTAATTCAGTTGAACCCATTGTAAGACCTGGTATATTAGCTGCTGTGCAAAAATACTCAACTTTAGGTAGTTTGACTATACTAAATCTAAATTGCGTTGGACTTGCATAGTCCATTTTAGTCGGTTGTCTATCTATAGCTTTTAGTGTTGTCATAATAATAACCCTATTACTAAACCTATCAATATTCCTTCACACCAAAATGCCCACCTATGTGAACCTTTTGCTGTATGTTTTTTTATAAATTCTTTTGTCCAATCATTCATACTACTATTTATATGTTAACTGTACAGTATGCTAATGCCAATATTATAATAGCAAACACAAAAATATAGAGATATTCTATTAATATTGTTCTCACCCATTTCTTCATACTACTATTTATATCTATTTAATAAGGGTAGAATTGTCTGTGTTAATCTTCTACCCTTAATAATTATTTATATCTGGAATTTAGACCAAAAAAAAGGGCGACCGAAGCCGCCCTTCTTAATTTGTTATTCAACAAATATTACATGATGTTCTTAACTTGAACACGTCTGTAGTATCTGTTAGCATTGATTGCACCAACACCGTCAGAAACAATTGCTGAACTAGCACTTGCACCAGCAAAAGGATTAGCAACTAATCCGTATCTGGTTTTGAACCCGATCTTGGGTTGAAAAGTGTCTTGTCCAACAGCTCTTACCATTTGTAAAGGTACATATGGGCAGTAAAATAATCCTGCGTCATATGGCGATGTTCCTTTGTAACCAACAACATAGTATTGTTTAGTAGGACTTGCATTTGAAGCTAAATTAGCAGCATATGGGTCTATATAAACTTTAAACTTACCGTTTAATACACCAGCAAAAGTATTGCCAGTATCGTCAACGTTTAGGTTGTTGTTTAACGCAGGAGTGTAATCTAACACACCAGCCATTTGTAAAGCACTAGCAACGTCTGAAGAGCAGATAATCATATTACCTTTTCCACGTCTTGTTCTTTGTGCGATAGTATTAGCATCTCTTTCCAATTGGAACATAAGGCCTTTAAATCTTTCAACAGACCATCTACCATTAGAGTCTGTGTCAAGGTCAAATATACCAGCGGTTGTTGTGTTAATAGCAGCGTGTGAGTTGTCGTTATCAGCAGCGCCGACTTCAGCAGTTCTGTAAACTGTTCTAACTACTTCTCTATTGATTTCCGCAAGGATCTCAGCAGATAAGATGTTTGATAATTCAGTTTCAGCGTCTAAACCATGGATTGCTTTTAAATCTTGTGCAAGTTCCATAGTATATTCTGCTTTAAGTGCTCTGCTTTTCGCAGTCACAGTTGATTTTTCAATTGAAAATGCCATCTCAGCAAAACTGTTAGCAGCAGCGTCTCCAAGTGCCTCAGCGTAATCAGTCGTCATACCAGTACCAGCAGTATAGCCAGTAGATGTTCCGATTGAGTCGTTAAGTACAGCAGGGTTTTCGCCTGTGTGTGCAGGACCAGTTTTATTTGCTACAGATGATCCAGCAGCATTTCTACCACTAAAGTCTGTATCAGCTTCGTCAAAAAGAGCTTCACCACCACTTTGAGAGGCATATCTGCTTCTCATAGCGAAAATCAAGCCTGTTGGGCCTGACATTGGTTGTACGCCAGCAATATCGTAAGCGATAAGGTTAGGCATAGCTCTTCGTACTAAGCTAATTAAAATAGGATTCCAATTAGATACTGAACTACCAGTTGCGTTTGCAGGAGCTGCTTCACTTAAAAACTGAGCATCTTCTTTCAAACTTTTTTCTTGGTTTTCCAATATCATTGATGTAACGGCACGTTTGTAACTGTCCTTCACTTCGGGAAGATCAGGATGATCTAAAACGGGCTGCCACTTTTGTTGTATTGATTCAGATAAAAACATATTTCTATCTCTCCTTCTTTTTAGTTATTAACTAAAACCCCTATCTATTTAAGATAAGGATTTTTCTTTGTTTTACTAATTGCAGCAGTATATGCAGCCATACTTTCCGATAAATTCGGAGAAGCATCATTGTCCGCTACTTCATTAGATTGTTTATCACTCGCTTCTGCTTTAGGGAAGTAAGAATCTTTTAAAGTTTCTATACTTTTTCTAAAACTGTCTGCGTCCTTATATTCAATTCCTTCTGCTAAACCTTTAAGTTTTTCAGTTTCAGTTTCAGCAAGATCACTAGATACGTCATTTATAATTCCTTCTCTAGTAAATTCACCAACCTTCTGATTTAACTCAATGCTCTTTTCAATAGATTTGTTATTTTCTTCTTTTAACTTCTCTATCTCAGCAGCTTGACTCTCAATAACATCATACTTCTCACTTGGAACATTGATGTAATGAGATTCAAATAACGTTTTAAGACCACCGATAAAATCTTCAGTAATCTCGGCTCTTAAACCTTTTTCTATCGCCAATTCGTTTTCTTTCATCCACTCCTCAACGACATAGTTTAGATATGCGTCAACTTTTTCTACGATTTCTGATTTAGTTTCTTCAACTCTCTCAGCAACTTTAGTTTCGTATTCGCCTTCTAATTTTTCAATTTCTTCAACAAGTTTTGCTTTTACAGCAGATTCGAAGATTGTAGCCGCTTTAGCTTTAAATTCTTCTGAAAGGTCTTCACCTTCAGTTAATGCTTTAACGTCTTCTTTCATATCAAGGTTTTTCACTTTATCTTTAGCAGTTTCGTTTTCTTTTTTAACTTCTTTTTCTTTTTCTGCTTTAGCATCGTCTTCCTTGACTTCAGCTTTCTTCTCATCTTCTTTCTTGTCTTCAGTTTCTTTAACGTCTTCTTTTTTCTTTTCGTCAGAATCTTTTTCGTCAGATTCTTTAACGTCTTCTTTTTTCTTTTCGTCTTCTTTTTCGTCAGACTCTTTAGCGTCTTCTTTTTTCTTATCAATTGCTTTTTGCAAAGCAGCTGGAAGTTCGCCTTCTTTCACTGTTCCTTTTTTTGCTTTTGGATCAACTGAAGCACCTATTGCGTCAGCAGCTCTATTTGCTGCTGTTGTTCCTGCGGCTGTTCCTGCAGCTGCAGCTCCAACTCTTCCTAAAGCCATTAATGGATTTTCTTTTACTTCTTTTTCGTCTTTTTTCTCTTCCGCTTCTTTTACAGCTTCTTTTTCTTTATCAGCGTTAGCTTTTAAAGCTTCTTTTTCTTTATCTTCTGTATCTTCAGCTTTTAGAGATTTTCCTGCGGCGTCAGCTTGGCCTGCACTTTTTTGGTGTGGGTCACCTGTAATATGTTTGACCCCTTGTGCGAAATCCGATTTTGGATCACTTGGGTGCGTAACTGCTTTAGTCAACACTTGTTGAACAGTTGCAGCCAATGATTTGGGCGCTTCAGCTGGAACGGCGTTTCTTTTTGGCAAATCTGCCTGATTGTTAGCCATTGTTATTTTCTCCTTCTTTACTTTTACTTTTTAATTAATGTAATAGATCCACTACTCCTAACGGAAAGTGTCAATTACTATTTATAAAACTACAGCTTTTTAAGAAAAGACTCAAACACTTTAGCATTAATTTCTGCTCTATTGTTTCGTGCCTTTTGATCTGCTTGTAATTTTAATTCATTTATTTCTTGCTCTTTCAAAACGCCATTGTTCCAAATCCACTCTTTTCCTTCCATAATACCTTCTACAAAGGCATCAGGAGCTGATGGATCTGCGACTATATCAGCCGCTGTTGCAAGATAAAAATCGTCTTTGACTATGTTGGCAGTACCTGTTTGAATAAGTGTGCCCATTCCTCTACTTGAAACTCCAAGTGTTGCACCCTCATCTATTAAACTTTTCACTATTTTTCCATATGGGGTATCTAAAACTCGGGCTTCGCCTATAAAATTATTGCCTTCGGGATGTAGAGCTTTTATCATATGCGAAACTCTTTCTAGGTTAACGGTAGGACCGTCTGGATGGCCTAGTTCGCCAAATGCTCTATTCTTTTCTATGAACTCTCTATTATATCTATGAACTTCTTTTTGAAGAATCTCTTTAGGATAGATCCTTCCATTCTTATTTTTAACATCGGACTGTAAAAAAACACCTTTAATGGCGTAATTTTTTTTGCCATCTCGTTCTTCTACAATGTATTTTGCTTGTGTAACTTCCTCGGTTATTAATCTCATTTGTATCTATCTCTAATTTCTCTTTATTATTTATACAAATAACTATCTAAAAACCACTAAAATCGTATAATTATCTCCATTTGCAAAGTTTTTAGTAGATAGTAAAACATCACCTGTTGGTGCTGTTGCGTTGTTTAATATCTCATTACCATCGGCACGTAAATCCCAAAACCCTTGACCAGACAACAAAACACCTGTAGCGTTTGTTGTACCATCCCATATTAATTCAACGGCAGACTTTGAATTGGATGTATTTACTGACCAAAATATTTTTGATATTTTACGATTACCGTCTTCAGTCATAAAAGTTGTTGCCGAAGCGTCAACCTTTTGTACTAAAGTTTCACCTGTGCCATCTGAATAATTGGTTAGTTTAACCGCATATTTGACACCTGTAGTATCTGTTAATACCTGTGTAGATATTGTATCAGCCATTATTAGTTACCAAAGCCAACTGATTTGATTAGTTCCAAATAAACAAAACCGTCTGTACTAGTTCCTGGTGTTAATATTATATCAGCGTCTGTAGCATCTCCAGGTTGTGTTGCACCGTTAGTGATAACGTGTGAATCAAAACTACCTGTTGTACCGCCTGCAAGATCAATCGCCTCTACAACATTTGTACCAGTAAAAGTTATTGCCACTTCTGTATCTAAAGACCAAGATACTTTTTTAATATCTAGTCTATCACCTGAAGCTTCTTTATTTGCTAATGCTGAAGCGTCAATAGTTACAGCCGAGCCATGGTCATCAAAGTTTACTAAAACTTTAGTTCCATAAGCATTATCTGTTAGAACTCTTTGTGTTACTGCCATTTCTATCTCCTTAAAATTGTTAATGTTTCTTTATCAAAATATTTCATTAAGTCTTGTTTTTGTACGCCAAATTTCTTTGCAGCTGCATTAACATTTTTTTCAAAATTAGCAATTACATCTGCGTCCCTATCAGCGGCTTTAAAAACCATATCTACAGCACGTTTCATTCTAGGAGTTAATTTATTATACTGCCTAGTACGCTTGTAGTCGTTAGCTTCAGTAATCTGTTCTTTTATAAAATTACTGAGCCACTTCATCACTTGGTACCTCTGGTGCTGGTGTTTCTGCAGCCTGATCATTACCTGTAAAAGGATTAGCTTCAGGTGCTTGTACACCTTGCTGTCCTGTGAATACAGATTTAGCCACATCAACTTTAGCATCATCTAAGGCACTAGAAACTTTATCAGCAAGAGCATTTTTAATGTCTTCTCCTGCTTGTTTACTGTTGCCTTTTTCCAAGTTATTTACAAATTTGTCTAAATTTTCTTTACTCATATTATATATTTATCTCCTTATGTAGTGCTTTTATACGAATCTCTAGCTTTCATTTCAGCGTCTTTAAAATCTTTTTTGTCTGCTTTTTGTTTAACGCTTATACTATCTTTTTGTTTTACTGTTGCCGTTTCTTTTTCTTTCCTAGGCCCACCTGCCCCATTCGTTGTGCCAGGGACTGTTTCAGATTGCTCGGGCTCGGCACCTTCTTCTTCAATTTGCTGATTAATGTCGTTAATTTCTTGTTCATTTTGTTTTAATATTTTGGTTCTAATATACTCGTTAGAAAAATATTTACCAACGTATCCTTCTAATTGTTGTGCTAATAATACCCGTTCTCTCATCATTTCGCTTTGTTTTAACTCAGCAAAATATCCATCTTGTAAGAAAGTAAATGTAATATCTCCTTGCATTGCATCCCATTCTTCTGGCGCAATAACCCCTTTTAAGATTAATTGCGTTTTCAGTATGTCATGGAATAACATACAAAATTTCTTTCTTAAACGACCTACAAATTTAGTAAACTTAACTTCATCTCTACTAATTTCTGCAGCCCGACCAAGGTTAAAACCTTGACCACCTTCTAATCTACTAATTGGTATGTTTAATGAACGATATAATTTCTTTTGGAAATATTCTATATCAGCAATCTCACCCAAGTTTTGTCCACCTGGTAAAGTAGTAATTTCAGTTCCTCTCCCACCTTCTCTACGAGGTAACCAAAAGTCTTCTAACATACTCATATAATTTCTGTCATCTCTTATTTCACCAGTAGAAGCGTCATAGACTAACTTATTTCTATATCTAGCCATAACATCTCTTAAATATTGTTCAGCTTTGATTTTAGGTAAGTTACCTACATCTATATAAAATATTCTTCTTTCAGGTGCTCTAGCAATTCTGTATATTACAACAGCGTCTTCAATCATTCTTAATTGATTGACAGGTTTAATTGCTTTGTGTAAATAAGATAAAACCTGATTTTTTTGCTGGTCTATAAGACCAGAAGGACAATAAGTAATAGCGTCTGTAGCTATTCTTAACCCACCTGCATTTGATGTAGAAGATGGATGTATTCCTCTTTCATTGAATATATAATATTCCTGAAATTTATTCTCAAAGGCAAACGAACTTGGCATACCGTCCGTTCTTTGTTTTCTTATTTCTCTAATTTTTTTGATCTTTCTAGGATCAATATATCTTAATTCTGATACACCAAGTCTTGGTGAATCTTTATCTATAATTTTGTGATAGTATAATCTACCGTCCACATACCATCTTCTAAAGATGTCGTGGCCTTTAATATCAAAATTTAATAACTTTAATACTTCACCAAAAGAATCTCTTATTTTCTTTTTGATTGAATCACTATATTCTATTTTACTTAAATCTAATTGTACAGATTGTTGATTTTCATTTGATACAATTGCCTCAGATATTATATCCTCAATTGCAAGATCACACTCGGGATGGAGTGATACTTCTCTATATCTTCTAATTAAATCTAACTCATTACGAGCAGTAGCATCAAATCCTCCATAAGACGCAAAAAACCCACCAGCGGGGACGGTTTGTGTACCGTCTTCCGCTTGAGGTGGAACTATATTTTGTCTTGGATCGGTTGATGGACTTTTCAGTCGTTCTATCTTAAACCCAAACAGTTCAGCCATAATCTATTTTCTCCTATTACTATTAATACTTATAATAGTATTAAGTAGTAGTATTTGTTTCAAAGTATTGGTATCTATGAGTAGCAGTAAAACTTTCTATAGTATTATTGTCCCCATATGATAATGCAATATCATCTAAAGTTGTTGGAAACATTCCTCTAAATGTATATGATTTAATCACGTTACCGTTACGGTCTAATTGGTCAACAAATGAGTCAACTTGATAATCTACAGGATTAACTAATCCTTCGTTATCTGACATATTGTTAATACCATTCAACCATCTTTCGTAAGCATTACGTATTAGGAAGTTAGTATCATTTAAAATAGTAGTAGTCCATGTAGCAAATGTTCTATCACCTGCAACATATAACTCCCTACCTCTAAATGGTACAGCTACTTCCGCAACTGTCATACCTGGCAAAGCTGTTGATGTAGTTAAGAAAGACATTGTTTCAGTCTCCCCACCTACAGCAGCAAATCCAGGGAAAGGCATAGTCACTCTAAATTGGTTAGCACGAGCGCCGCCGCCTCTTAATTTGGCTTTAAAATCATTTATATTTGGCATTTATTCCTCCTACGCTCCCACCACTTCTTCAAAAGCAACACCTGTTCTAGTCGCTACGAATTGTAGTTGTATAAAGTTAATTGATCTATTTGGTTTAACAAAAATGTCTGCCTTAAACTCATTTCTATCAATGACAGCAGCAGTATTATTTGAAGTATCACATACTACTAAAAAGTCTGTAACTCCACGTCTACCTTGTACATCTCTTAAAAATGGTTCAATTATATTTCTAAATTGTGCTCTAGTGAACTCATCATTGAACTCAAATAGTTGAAATTTAGAAGCAGTTGAGATTGCTTTTTCTAAAACGATAAACAATCTTCTAACATTTATTCTATCAAACGCTGACGGAGTAGATAATCCTGTTTTGTCTCCGAACAATACTGTTCCTTGACCTGGTAAAGTTACCACTGGATTGATTCTAGCTCTGTACAACTCATCTCTTTGTGTTTTGGCAGGGTTGAAAGCAAGTTTAACTGCCCCTCTAATTACTCCTCTGTTGAAACCAGCAGGTGAGAACCAAGAGTCTGCAATCATATCTGTTCTTGCAGCCAATCCAGCAATATCTCCATTCAATGGAATATATCTAAACACGTCATTGTATTTGTCGTAAGTATATTTGTAACCACTGTCAAATACAACATATGAAGATGATCTAATACTATTAAAGAATGACTTAACATTACTTAATTGTGTATTAGAATTAGTCACGTTAACTACGTCTGATCTTTCAGGTGAACAAAATACAACAGCGTCTTTTCTATTTTCAGCAATTGTGATTAAGTTATCTACGTGAGTAGCGCCACCTTTTCCAGAGATGATTAAATTAACATCTACTGTATCAGCGTCATTATATTTTTCATATGCAGTTTTTAATTCAGCAGTTGTAGCTGTTGAACCATCTGCACCATCAACAAGTGATCTACTATATGGTGCTGAAAGAGCTGTGGAAGTTGTTCCAGAAGCTGTACTGCCCCAATTTGAACCAGTTGCAATGTGATCCATCCAGTAAATGTATTGTGATTGATTATAAAGTACATCTGGATAATAATTAACGCCACCTTGTGCTGTTTTAGCGTCAGAAGCTTTTGATACTGAATCATAAACTTCTAAAACTTCGCCAGCAGTACCTGTAACACCACCATCTTCATCTATAATTACAATGTGAAGTTCGTCATTTACTCCACTTCTTGTAGAAGTATATGTTGAAGTACCTGGTGCTTTATCTACTAGGTCATAATATTGCCATCTTCTTCTTACTTGTGAGCCATTTGCAACAGCTGTGTGTGTTCCGCCTGTACCTGAAGGGTGTCTTACGAAAGTTAAAGTGTTTGTTGAAACACCAGTAACTCTATATTCGTGCCCACCAGATTCGCCGAAGTTAACAATATCACCTACATTAAAATCAGTTCCTGATGTTAATACGATAGTTGTATCTCCCACTGCTGTTGAAGAGTCGTCAGTTGTTGTTTTATTTGTTTCTTCGTAAGCCGTTGCACTCGGACACGTTGAAATCTTTAAGCTATTACCCCAAGCGCCTGCTGTTCTTGCAGCCCACTCGCCAACGGATGCTGAACCATCGTTATAAGGTCCTGTACTTCCGTCACCTGTAGAGTAATGTTCTGTATTTTTTATTCGCAAAGCTGTTCCGCTTGAAACAGCGTTTACACTTGAAGTGTTTGCAACTCGTACCACTCTTAAACTTGATGAGTACTGTAGAAAACTAGCAGCACTAAAAAAGTATTCAAAGTTTGTAGAGTCAGGTTTACCAAATGTTTCTACCAATTCTTTTTCAGACGCAATAGATACTACTTCATCCATTGGGCCTTGTGAGAATTGTCCTGCAACAGCACCTATAGTAGTTGCTACTGCTGGTATAACGTTTGTTAAGTCTTTCTCTTGTACGAGAACACCTGGTGAAACTTGAAATGCCATATGTTTGTTCTCCTCTTAATATCTTATTAGCTAATAAGTATCATAAATCTCACTTATATTTATGAATAATATAATCTTTACAGGATTTCTCCCTTTCTTACTGTTATAGGTGTCCATTTCTCACCTTTATCATCTACAAATGAATCATCTTCTAATCCATCGTCCATAAATCCAAATGGTGCCATATCTTGTTCTATAGCGTGTGCTTGTTCTTCATATAATCTAGCACGTACATCTTGGTCTGTTAATTCTTTAAAATATCTTTGATTAGATAACCACGAAAATATAACTAAACACATAACCAAGTCATCATTTGTGCCTTCTTCACCTGCCCATCCAGAACCTCGTCTAACAAATGTTGACAATTCTTGTATAATTTCAAAATCAGGTACAATAATCTTATCACTTTCTATAAGTGTTTTTAAGTTTCCACAACCTATTCTTTTTACTTGTTTTGTCATACGTACTCCTAATTGAGTACCTCTTTTAGAAAAACCACCACCTAATATTTGACCTGCTCTACCTTTCATCATACACATTAATAAGTTTCCATATTCTAATTCAAATTGTAAAGCGTCAGCAACTTGATGTCCTATATCATTTACTTCTACACAAACATAAGCATTATTATATTGCCTTCCTACTTTTTCTATTGTGTGAGGAAATAACAAAGGTTTTATTTCGTTATCTCTAAATTTTGCTACTATCTTATAAGGCATTTTTGAAACATCAAATACAACAAAAGCAGAATAATCTCTTACAGTACCTCTAGCAACGTCAACTGTCATTACATAATCTTTTCCTTTTACAGGCCTTTCGTATAAATCTAATCCTGCATTTGAAACAATAGGTATATTGTGAGATAGTAATCTTATTTTTGATGGATTAATTAACGTATCAATCGAACCTACAAACTCACATTCAAACTCGGTAGTAAATTGTGCTTCACTTGTATTTCTTATTGTTTCTTGTTTCCATTTTTCATCTCTACCAGGTATTTCAGTCCAATGTACTTCTACAGGTATATAATCATTTCTTTTATGTATAGAATCATTCCAAAGTTTATAAAACATATTCATTCCATGTGGTGTAGATACAATCATTACTTTGGATTTTTTACCAGATGAAATTGTTGGATAAACTGAACTAAAAAATTGTTCAGATATATTGGCAGGTATGAAAGCAAACTCATCTAGGAATATAATATTAAATGATCCACCCCTAATTGCACTTGAAGATGTTGCAGCTGCGAGTATTTTTGAACCATTTTCTAATTCAAGTGAACCTTTGTTCCAATTTAAAACACCTTGTTGTAACCAAGTAGGTAAATTTTCATATGCGAGTTGAAGTCTACCTAATAAATCTCTAGCAGTAGAACTCTTATTGGCTAATATTGCAACGTTTATATTATCATTAAAGATAACTTGATGTAATAGATAAGCGATGATTGTTGTTGATTTTCCAGATTGTCTTGGAAGTTTACAAATTGAAAAACGGTTATTATGAAAAGTATGAACCATTTTTTCCTGAAACTTGTACATATTAAAAGGTACTAAACCTTCATCAATACTTACAATTTTAATATATTTTGAAATAAAGTATGCAGGATCTTCCATACATTTAGCAATTTCAATTACTTGTTGTTCAGTATATTCTTGCTTTGTATTGGCTTTAAATAGATTAGGATTTCCTAAATATGCTTCACTATTATATTTCATACATCCTCCTTAATCGTATTTTACTTCATCTTGCCAATCAGTCTTTTTAAAATCTTTATCTTCTTTTGCTAATCCGTTTTTGTTTTTATTCTTAAGCATTTTATGTAATTCTGCTGAAGAACCTACAAAAAGAGCTTGTTTAATATTAGCTGTAGTTTTATTAGGTACATCTTTTAAATCTTTTAATTTCTTTTGTAAGTCTTGTAGTTTATCTACCGTTTGACCTACCGAAGTTATCAATTGGCCTGCAACTTCATATGCTCTAGGGTGTTGTCCTTCTTTTGCAATATCTAATA